CCTCCTTGTAGAAGCCGTTCGTCAAAATATCACTATGCCCACTCATCAAGTTCGACTTGTCAGGATACTTCCCCATCAGCCACGTCATAAAGAAAATTCCTAAAGTAGACTTTCCGATCCTAGGTGGTAAAGATACACTCAGAAAATCTAACTCACGCCTGTCCAATGCTTCCATATCCTTAACTATCGGATACAATACCTTGCGCCTAGGTAGGTAAAATTTCTTCTCAGCAGGACGGTCGTATTCCAAATACTGAATGTACGCATCAAAATCCTCCAAAGCGTCAAACAATAACGCACGCTTGTTCAAGAAGTAAAATTTCTCCCGATCAGATAAGCTCAATTCCCTGTTGTGAACCGACCTCGAACAAATATCCCTGACCTCTCTGTTCAATTCATGAGCAAAATAAGCATTCTCTTCCTCGCAGATACGGATCATCTCGAAAAAATCAGAAACTAAACCGTATTCAACCACGCCCCCACGAGAAAAATCACTCGCCTGAACCCGATCTCGTAAACGCTCAACTAATCGTATATTGCTACTAGACACATCGCATCACACTCCCTATCACTCTGTAAATATACCTTAACATAAATTAATTCAAGTGCTAATAAGCTTAGTAAAAGAAAACGCTTTTTATTTTTTTTGTTTTTTTATTTTTAGGTAAGAGAAATCTAAACCCTTTTTGTTTTTTTCTGTGGTCGGGGTGGTTACCAATATCCTATTATTGCTCCCACATAGGGGAGGGGTATCGGCTCCAGGCTCCCACCTATATCCTTATCAAATAGCGCTTGACACTCCATATAACTTGCTATATACTAGGATCATAATAACGTCTTAAGGAGGACAAGAAATGTATTACAAGCCAAGACGACCCATTGTAATCAAACCCGCCAACGAGGCACGCCTGCAAGCGGCCCTATCTGCCGCCGAGGGTAAAGCAACCGCCCGCCTGGTATCCGCTGAAGAGCTTATACGGCTTATTGATGAGCTGGATATGCAACTGAGGAGGTACAGTACCTACAAGGCCCGAGAAGGCCTTGTAGCTAAAATAGCGCCCCACGTTGACCGCTTTCCGCGCGCTTACAAATGGAGGCCGGAAGGCACCGCCTGCCTAGTCGAGTACAGCAACGGCAGTTTTAAGCTGCTAAGCTGCGGCCGTGAATATTGCGACAATCCAACTGACGGCTCTAAAATCATCCACATGCCGCCGGCAATGCATGACGATATCATCTCACGCGCCTATGACCTAAGGTTATAGGGAGGTAGGGAGGTGATATTCTTACTACTACTGCCACTTATGATCATTCTGATTTTGCTAGAATGTGCCAAGCGCAGCGGATGACCGGTCCGCAGAAAAGAAGGAGATAGAAAATGACTATTTACGAGCTGAAAAGAAGACACCTAGAAAAGAATCCGGGGAGCCACTGGTTTGACCGGGATACCCTAAAATTCTTCGGGGAGGCGCTTAGCCGGATGGAGGTATTGAAAAAGACCGTAACAGTGACCGATTCACTCGGCGAAAAGCATGAGTGCTATGTGGTATCTGCCACCCGTGCAAAAGACTGGAACGGTCCGAGTAAACCGTATGTTTACCACCATTATTTCGATGTTGACACCCTAGAAGGTGTCTCCGTGAACCGCGAGGAGGATTAACGATGAGCAAAAAAGAACTTCAGAAGGATATTATTGAAAACAACGGATGGATCGTGTCGTATGGAACGCTAAAGGTTGAACACCTGCTATGCAAATGTTACGACGTGATTATTGCGTATAACCTGAATTCGCGCGTGGATGCCTTCATTACTAAGAAGGAAAACCTGCGCGATGACATACGCGAGCTTTTCCGAGGCGAGCCCGGATTTTATAACTCATTTTACGGGAGATGCTCTCTTATTCCCGAAAAGGAAAGCGACGCCTGCGAACTGTTAAATAATGAGATATGGGATTTCATGAATAATATCGCGCCTGAAGGATATTATTTCGGTTCGAGCGAAGGCGATGGCGCGTGCATTGGATTCTTCAGATACTACGAATAAGCATAACAACCCGCAACCTAAGGCCCGCTTAACCGGCGGGCCTTTCTTATTCTCTCGAGGCTCTCGAGGCTCTCCAGGCTCTCGAGGCTCTCCAGGCTCTCCAGGCTCTCGAGGCTCTCGAGGCTCTCCAGGCTCTCGAGGCTCTCCAGGCTCTCCAGGCTCTCCAGGCCAAAAGTTACGAAAGTTACAAAAGTTACAAAAGTTACAAAAGTTACACGGTTTAGGTGTTGACACTAACACTAATTAGTGCTAGAATAGAAACATAGAAAGTCTTTAGGAGGACAGAAAATGAAACAAGCAATCGAAACGATGAAGCAGGCCGGGTATACGGTGTATGCCACGAAGGGACGCGATTTTATATCCACAGAGCGTAGCCGGGAAGGATGGGTATTTGCAATAACGCCTAGCGACAACGTGTTATATATCCAGCGCGGAGCGTTTGGCGGCTGGGAGATATCGTTGGAATACAGGCCGAGCCGGGAGAATGGGAGCGGATGCCGGGCAAACGATATGCAACCTTACGCCGAGATAACCCCGACTATATTGGAAGAGGCCGAGCGGGAGAACCTGGAATTTGCCCAGCAGCTACGCGCCACCCTGTATGAATCAAGCGAGGACTGGCGGCGCGAGTATTGGACAGAGCTAGTGCAGCTTTAGCCCAGACAGCATAATAAAATTTTAGGAGGACAGAATGAAAAAGCAAATCAATTACATTATTAGAGAAGTACAGCCGGAACACGCAGATTTTAGTTATTATTTTGACAATGACGGACTAACAGCGGCGGGAGGGGATTATTGCTATAATCTGTTCATTGTTGCTCAATCCCGGAACGTATGCGGATTCAATGAAGAAGAATACCAAAGCCTACAAACTGAGATAGAGGAATTATTTGAAAACTATGAAGATATTATTAACAAGTACGAATACGCTCAATATTCAAGTGTTGGAGCGATGTTACTAGACTTAGGATTAATTGATAATATACACAATACACGCCGGATCAAGGAAATAACAGAATGGTTAAAGGCTTGTCAAGAAAAACCTGATCCGCCATACAGGAATTATCGAATTATGGCGGAAGCCTTCCCTGAAGAAACAACAGCCGGATATTTAACCTTCAAAACCGGGAAGCGATGGAGCACGGACAGCGCATACGGCTATTGTCAAGGCGACTATGTAGAAATGGTTTATTGTGAAGAACACTATAAAGACGGCGTACAGCACTATGGTGAAATATGGCTAGGAGCAGGAAAAGAATTCTATACGATTGACCTTGACGAAAACGGCGAAGAGGTTCACTCTTGCGGCGGCTATATCGTCGCAGACAGTCAAGCATGGAAAGACGAAGAATATAAAAAGCTTGTTTGCGAATGGGCGGGGATCCCTGAAGACGAAACACGGCTTGAAATGATAGACGGAGGCCACACATACACACAATACACATATAGAGCCGTGTAATTAAAGCCGTTGCGGCGGCTATAAACAGGACATTAAGCCGCAAGCGTTGCCCGGTATACCGCCGGGCAGGTTGTCAATAGAAGGAGGACAAGAAGAATGAATAAGAAAATAGACGTATATATCAACGGGGAGTACCAATACAGCAGCCTAGATTACCGCACATGTAAAGAGGCTATTGCCGACATCAAAAGCCGCCAGAGCGTCAATGTTGCAAGCATACCGCCTTACACGGTGCAGCTTGTGCCCGGCGATAAAGTAACGGCGCGAATCGATCACAATTATAATTGACAGCCCCAGCAGAGGGAGAAAGGAGAATGTAAAGATGGTTAAATTAATAAGTAAACATAAATGGAACAAAGGGGAAATTTTAGGAGAATTTGAAAATTTAACAGAATTAAAAAGGCACTTAAAAAGAGTTTATAATCTAAAAATTGAATTATTAGAAGATGATAGCTTGCATTTCAATATTGCAATGATTAATTTGAATTATTTAAGTAATACATGGTTGAGCGTATCAAGTTAAAATAAAATTATGAAGGACTAGGACACTCAGGGGAAACCTTGAGTGTTCTTTTATCCTTCAATGGATAACTACAAGCGCCTAGGAGCGAATTAAAGACACTTTAGCCGCTTGCCCTACATGTTACACTAGCAGGTATTCTAAAGGCCCTTAAACAGCAAGCAGAAGCCTCATACTCAGGAGAAGGAGGACCTGGAACAGGAGAACCGGGAACCGAAACTTGAAAATAGAATAAAAAATTCAGGAGCAAAAGTTACATGGGAAAGTTACTTTAATCCGCCAAGAAAAACTTGCGAAAGTTACACCTGAAAGTTGGACACGAAAGTTACATAGAAAAGTTACATCAGTTCCTGAAAGTTACTTTTGAAAGTTACATAGAAAACTAAACAAAAGTTGGACAGCTCAACAGATATAAAAACCCCGGAAAGTTACATCAAAAATCCGGGGCTTTTTTTATGGAAAGTTACATCAAAGTTATATGCAGAATAATCACTCAATCTATCTCTTCAAATTCAGCTTCAATGGCTACGCCGCTTTCCAATCTTTTACGGATAGCTTCAGGATCTTCCTTATCCCCTAACGGGTCTGTAGCCGAGATTACGTGGTCTTGGACATCCTTCATCCCATAGTAGTTCTTTGCACGGAATATATAACCCGTAGGATTAACCTTATTC